CTTATTATTGAGGAGGAAAGAAAACGTATTATTGAGAGAAGTGGTTGTAATTATTTAGAAGATTTAATTACATGTGTCCATATTATTCAATTAAAAGTACTCACATGTATTCGTGTAGGAAATAAACAGAAGAAGATTGATATTTCGATTCCAAAACTCGATGCCTTTATTCATAAAATCTATATACATGCAGCACGTAAGATATATATGAATGTTTATCTATTTGAGAAATCAGTGACGGCCCTTCAACAACAGAAACATTCGAGAGAGATGGAGATTATTATTCAGGAATGTATTTTAACTGCGATTCGAGAGAGTATTCCTACGGAAGAAATTATTCGTGCTTATATGGATGAATCGGTCGAGAGAGAAGAAGAAGTCGTTATAGAAAATATCGAACAACCTGAATTAGTGAAGGGTGATGAAGAATCGGTTGAAAATAAAGATAAATCGGAAGAATCGAAATCACAAGAAGAGATATCTGTAGTTTCAACTAAACCCCCAGAAGTCGTACCCTCTATAAAAAATATGGATGACGAGCCTGTAACAACCCATTTATCATTTAATGATTTCGATTCTGTATTATACGATGATAAAGTCGAATCGGTAGAACATAATCCGAAGACGATCGAACGACTAGAAGAGATTGGTATGGAACGTGCTTTACAACGGAAATTAGAAGAGGATGAAGATGATGAAGATCGTATTAAAATCGATACAGGAGATAATATTGATTTAGGAATGTTGGATATTTTCGATTTAAATGGATCTGGTTCTTCGAATAGTTATAATAAAGAGTCGGATGACGATATATTATTAAATGATATTGTTGAATTAAATTAAATGGAAATAAACGAGATATTTGAGAAAATACGCGTTTTATTGAAAGGAAAAAGATTCATTAATAATGTATATTCAATATGGATAGTGAAAACCTATTTTTAGTCGCCTTTTTCGCAACATCCCTTTTTTTAATTTGCAGATTTATTGAAATGAAATTTATTGATAAGGAGTATAAACCATTAAAAGTATTAGTGAAAGATGCTCTTATGGTATTTGGCTCTGCACTAGTTGCATCGTATGGGTTCTTTTATATGAATGGGTCATTTAAAGATTTTATGAATGTGATTACCGAGACAAAGGTATTAGATCCTGCAGCGACACAGATATTCACAGATGCTCCTGCTTTTTAACCTTTTTTCATTCATTTAGGTTTACCTTTTCCAAAACAAATCATTCCATATTTTAGTATGGAATTATTCGGTATAAAGTTATTCGATATCAATTTACAAGATATAAAATTATTAGAATTATCTTCTCTCCTTTTTTTCACCAATTTTCTGCATAATACTTGGCATAAAGAATATCCATATGCTTGGTTGATGTTATTATTAACGGTATCATCTGTTTTCATACATTCTGGTATATTTATATCCGAATCGGTCGAATTCCAAAATCAACTCATTTTCTTAGATAGATTTATCATAGTATCGATTATTATTTATGGTGGTTCATTATTTTGGAAAACGATGCAATTAAGAGAAGTATCTTTTATTCCGATAACTACATTTTTAACGATCGTTTATATTTGTCTCGTGGGTTTTTTCAAAAATAAATATTCATTTGATTTGAATAATGATATGGCGAATATATCACATATTGCGATTCATATATTAGCATCTTTGGGACATCATGTAGTAATATATGAATATGGAAAGTTACAATGGATGCATAATACATTATTGAAGAACCTAATTGGTAGATACTAGACATAACATGGTAATACATCAATATCAATAATTTGTTCAGAAAGAATATCTCGCGAATGTTTTTTATTAATAGCATATTGACTAAAATATGGATCTTTAAGTTGCTCTTCAGGTGTATGTTTATGAACGGTTCTAGCAATCATTTTATAGAGTTTGAAATTGGGATATCTCTCTTCACCAGATCGTTTATAGAGAACATTCTTATCATTATCATCTGAACACCAACGAATCACAGTTCTCTGTAACTCATCGATTTCTTCTGTTTCTTTATCATCTTGTAGATAATCCTCATCTAAAATAAAATCGAATATTGAGCATCCTAGACGGCATAAATCGAAACTATAATTTGGTTCTAGACGGGGTTTCTTATCATTAAAATAGGGTTCGAAATTATACTGTGAATTTGCATCTCCATCGGGTCCAAAACTATCACTACAATAAGTACGTCCCTGGAATTTATAAATTGCGCGTCCAAAATCGATAATTTTGAAGATTTTACCATAAGTAGGGACTTTATAGATGGTTTTATTAAATTTGTAATATAAAAATTCTTCAGTAGTGTCAATATACATAATATTATTTGTATGAAGATCATTATGTGTAAAATGATATGCTTTTTGAAAGGCAATAAGAGACATAATCACTTGCATAAGGGCTGCTCCTGCTTTTTCTTCATCGAGTTCACCTGAATTAAATAAACTATCAATCGTACCCTTACATGGTTCTAGACAGATCATTTGTATTGGAAAATCACGAACATATGCATATAATGGTGGATCCTCATCATCATTTGATGATTCTTCCTCTTCTTCTTCCTCATCATCCTCATCATCCTCTTCTTCCTCTTCTTCTTCCTCATCTACAGCGTTAGCGGCTTCCTCTTCTTCTTCCTCATTTGATTCTTCCTCTTCGTCATCTACAGCGTTAGCGGCATCCTCCTCTTCTTCATCATTTGATTCCTCTTCTTCTTCCTCTTCATCTTCTTCCTCATCTGATGTATAATTCATTTCACTATCATTCGATGAGTCGTCATCATCGGTATTTTCATTTTCATAAATCTGTTCTAGTTCGTCATTTGAAATTACAGGATCCTCAGTTTTACTATCTAGATCTTCTATCGATAAATGAGAGATATTCGATTCATTATGTAGAACTATTTTTTCTTTATTTTTCCTAGACCCAAAATTAGCAAATGGATCTTCTTCATCCATATCAATTTCATATAATATATTTTTATTATTTGAGAAATAATCGGAATTACGAAGATAATCCATATCATCTGCAATATTCACACGGAATTTTTCTTGAACTCCAAGATAGGATCCATAATAATCAATTGCATTTGGTAAAGCGTGGTTATTTTTAAGTTGACTGCTTAAATAGCAAAAGAAATTATCAATATAGGATGCATTATTTGGATCATTTAATTTATGATGTGGTTTTTTAGATGTTTCTTTATCAGATTCAGATAAAATTTTAGGTAATAATCGTAATGATTCATCATTCGTATATTTACCAGTTAAATATCGATAAGGATCTAATAATGGTGAATATTTAATAAAACTTTTTTCGATAGGTACAGATGATTCATCGAATGATTCTTTATGAAATACTACTTGTTTTTGATTATTTAATGAAATCTGATTAAAATTCTTAGGAGATAATTCGAAGATTTCTTTATAAATCGGATTATAGTTTTGGATATCATTAATTTTAAAGGGATTATAATCGATTATAGATTTCTTTTTATCAGAAGACATATTACCAATACATGAAAGCATATTTGTAAAAATAGAAGGATCGAATCCAGAAGATCCATTTATCGGATTTTCAACGGAAGATAGCATTTTTTGTATATCGGAAATATCAATATCTGGTTTTGCTGATTCTTGATCATCGGTTGGAATATTACCAAAGGATTCCATTAATTTATTTAACATAGTTGTATCGAATCCAGAAGATGAACCACCGGATAAGGATGATAATAAATTATCAAAAATAGATTGGTCGATTTTTGGTTCTTCTAAAATAGTATTCATATTGATTTTTTCTAAATCTTCTTTTTTCGGTATACTTATTTTCCTATATCCGAGAGAGAATGATTCTTTAGTGGGTTCTGTTTTTTCTGAAGACATTTCAGTTGTATATTATGTCTTGAATACTAAAAAACAGAGAATCCTCCGCGTATTTATCTTTTTTATATGCGTTAATACTTATATCTGTATTTTATATCCTATTATATAACAGATCCAATCTTTTAGAAATGGCACAATTAGAACTACGAAAATTCAATATGAGAGAGATTACGTTTAAACCGGATGAAAATAAGGGTCCTGTTATTGTCATGATTGGGCGTCGTGATACAGGTAAATCGTATCTTGTTCGCGATCTATTATATCATCATCAGGATATCCCTATCGGTACGGTGATTTCGGGGACAGAGGCTGGTAATGGTTTCTATGCCGCGCATGTTCCTAAACTGTTTATTCACGAGGAATATAATACAATGTTAATCGAAAATATTCTACGTCGTCAGAAAACGGTTCTTAAACAAGTCAATACGGAATTAGCCCAATATAAGAAATCGACGATCGATCCCCGTGCCTTTGTTATTTTAGATGATTGTCTTTATGACCAGTCGTGGACTCGTGATAAATTGATGCGGTTATTATTTATGAATGGACGTCATTGGAAAATTATGTTGATCATTACTATGCAGTATCCACTTGGTATTCCGCCCAATCTCCGTACCAATATAGATTACGTTTTTATTTTACGAGAACCATATATGACAAATCGGAAAAGGATCTGGGAGAACTATGCGTCGATGTTTCCTACCTTGGAAGCATTTAATTCAGTCATGGACCAGACTACGGAGAATTATGAATGTTTAGTGATTAATAATAACTCGAAATCGAATAAACTGAATGATCAGATTTTCTGGTATAAGGCCGAAGGCCGGCCCGATTTCAAGTTAGGTTCCAAAGAATTCTGGGAAATATCGAAAAATTTAGCGGATGATGAGGAGGAGGCATACGACCCTAGTAAATCAAAAAAGAAAAGCGCAGGACCGCAGATTACGGTGAAGAAGAATAAATGGTAGGTAGTATGTTAAACATATACCCTTTATAAAGGGTATAACTTAGAGTTATACCCTTTATTACTTAAAAATATAGTTTAATTAATACAGTATTGAAGAATAATTATAATTTCCAGGGGACGTATCTCATTTCAAATCTTTATCGGTGTAAACAAAATATATTTTCTATTATTAATATATAATGAAGTTCAATAAAAATTTGATAATCATTATTATTATTATTTTAATAATAATACTTTTTAATTTATACATATTTAAAAGAAAACCTCTTATTGAGGGTGGCGGGGGGGGTAAGCCACCAGCCCCCCCTACTCAATATAAATTTAAAATAAAAAATATAACAAATATAACGAATAATATAAAGCCAGATGTAAAAATCTTCGTAGATATATCAGTAGATCAAACTATTATGCTAACTAATCATGTTAATGGTGCTGTCAAAAAATATGAAATAATAAATTGGGATAGTAAAAACAACAGTAAAACAATAGGAAATGTCTTCGAAATAAAAGATACGAATAGTGCTAATGGTAGTAATTTAAAATATGATAATGGCAACCCTAGATATGATATATGGTGTATACCAAGACTTATCGACGATCCAATTTTTGATTTAAACAAAGAGATAAAAACAATAACATTACTATGTTGTGATTCATCTGGTAATATGAACCGTAGAGATTCAGAAGGACAATATCCAAAATTAACTCCAATTCGAAACTTAACTGTTGAACGTATTTATTAATTTTTGCGATTTTTTATTTTGATATATTTTCTCTCTAATTATTAACCCTTTCTCCTACAAAGTGTGGACAAATAATTCATGGTCTTATTTTCTTTGGAAAGAGTTAAACACCGATTATTTATAATAAAATTGAATATAATTTTACTATAAAAATAGTCAATACAATTACGATGGTTTATATATACACTCTTCAATTGGAGGAAGGAAAATATTATATAGGAAAAACAACAAATCCGAATTTTAGGATAGAACAACATTTTCAATCTGGTGGTGCGATATGGACTAAAAAATATAAACCATTAAATGTCTTAGAAATAATACCTGATTGTGATGATTATGATGAAGATAAATACACGAGAAGATATATGGATACATATGGTATTGATAATGTTCGTGGTGGTTCTTTTTGTGAAGTCATTTTAGATGAACAAACCATACATATGTTAGAAAAAATGAGTAAAACTACACAAAATAAATGTTTTACTTGTGGTTTAATTGGACATTTTGCAAAAGAATGTAAAAAATGTGAAGAACTCGTTTCTATTGAAAAATGTTTTACCTTTATTGAAAATTTTATTGAAGATAAAAAAAGGTTAGAATTAATTGACCCCAAGTTTGAAAAACCTATATGGACACCAGAAAATCGTGGTAAATTTCCATGGGGTAGTTATCAACAAGAGTTATTAGACAAGGAAAAAGAAAGAGCGAAAAATCAAAAAGAAAAAAATGATGAGTATTTACCATTATTTGAAGTATTTTATAAAGCATTACAATATATAGATCAAAAATAATATATTATATCGGTGTTTGAAATTTGCAATTGTATAAATCTATTTCCAAAATAATATAATTTATAATATAATATATTATATTCTATCTCTTTGAATTTTTTCTCGTTCTACCACCATTGTTTTTCTTTGCTTTGGTCTTATTTTTACGACCATATTTACAATATTGGCGTTGTGAAAACCCTTTTGGTCGTTTACAGTTTATACTTTTTTTACACCTTTTAACATTTCAAATGCCGACCCTTTGGGGTCGGCATCTTTTAATGTTATTAGGTAACTGTTACTTTTCACCGATAAATCGCCTTTATATATAATAATTCTGTCTGAAGGGCAGAATTATTATATATAATCGGCGTTTGAAAGGTGAAAAGGTGTATATTTCATCGACCATGTCATGATTGTATAAAGTAATAAAAGATATTTTTCTGAAATTAGGTGTATTCATAAAAATACCCCCGAATAATTCATTTTTTCCATTGTTATTCTCTCATCACCACGCATTTTAATAATCGGAGAATCTAAGAATTCACATCTCTCTTTATTCGAATTTAAATCACTATCCGAATCCTTACAATCTAATATATTTTGGATAGCCCGCTTAGAATCCCATTCGTTTTGCGTTAAATATTTAAATGCTGTATCTTCTGCTTTCAATAATTCGAAAATATATGGACGATTCACCCCTTTCTGTAAGATTTTCTGACAAGCAACATGCATAGATAAATAGGTAGGAGAAGGTATGTTTTGGATATTCACATCATCGGCTTTCACTGCGTCCACATATTGCTGAACAGTATCATAATCCGAAATCCGTAGAAATTCATTTAACCAATCATTTACCATTTTTGAACCTTCTGTACAAGCAAAAAACCAGTTTTCGATTACAGGAGAGTTTTCTTTGAATTGCGGAAGTGTAAAACTATCGATATAGAATCCAACGAATTCTGCTGTTCCATTTTGAGAATTTTCTTGCA